CTTTACCCCCGTTATGACGAGCAAAAACAGTTGGTTTTACATAGAACGATATTACAACAAACCCCTCAACGTACGTCTACTATATTCACTGAACAGTCACAAGGTTCCTTAGGTAATTCTTATAGGAGTGGTTATTAATGAGCTATAACCCCGCAATTCCACAGCCCGGAGATTTTATTTCAGTATCTCAAGTGGACATACTTCACAATTACAATGCAATTTTCAACATCTTCGGACGTAATCACAAGTCTCTAGATGACGGCATGGAAAGCGAGAGGGGAAAGCATTTTAAAATAGGATTTTCAGAGCAATCCTCCGACCCTTATACCGCCGCAAGTGAGATGTCATTATATACTAAAAACTTGTCTGGAGTTCCGGAGTTATACGCACGAGATGAAAGTGACGGTACAGTTTTTAGGGTTACAAAAGCGGGTAGGCTATCACCGGCTTTTAGACTAGAGGCATACGTTATATTCGATACAGACGGTAATATACTAAAGAATCCAAACGATGAAGAGCTGAAATATAACGTTACTGAAATTACAATCCCGAACCCACTATTTAACGGTAAAAATGTACGTGATGATTGGGTGGTTGTATTTGAAAATGACATCAGTACGGTTAATTATTTTTGGGTAATAGGGGCATTTTATGGAACCTCTGTAAATAGTCAATCGCTATATACCTCTACCACACCGTACAAATTTGGTTCTTATTCCGATGCTATAACAGTCTCTCAATTTCGGCTAATGACTAAAAACATTAACAGCTTAAGCACCGCAAGCCAACAGCTAACTAAAGTAATCCAAGTACAAATATTTACCGTAGCGTGAGGAAAATGATTAGTTGCTCTACAACTCACATTTACAAAGTTATAAAGGATAAATATCATGGTTTATAACCCTTCAATTCCACAGCCAACAGACGACCTTTCGGATTCTCAGGCAGACTTACTAATTAACTTTGATGAGTTAAACACAGTTTATGGAGTTGATCATGTAAAATTTGACGCATCATCTAACAAAGGTAAACATAACAAGGCAACCTTTCCCACACAAGGGAATGACCCGGCGGTGGATTCCCCAGAAACGGAAGAAAATGAGTACGCTATTTTTTCACTTACCGACGGATCAGACGTTGAACTTTATGGAAGGGAACAGAGTAACGGCACGGTCAATCAACTAACACGAGATGGTGAGCTTTTTATAGGAATGCATCCAGTGTTTGCGATAAACCTAAGTGATTTGACACCTAATACTAATAAAGTCGCCGGTGGTTACAATTTTATCGTTAACAATAGTTTCAATCTAGATACAGCAAACACTAGGCGCATAACTTCTGAGAAGTGTAGATATCATTTCGCATTTACTAATCAGATTGTCGACTCAGCAGGCAACCCAACTAATAAATATATGTGGGTAGCAAATGGGTTTGACAACAGCTCCAACCCTACAGTGGGTAAGCCTCAAAACACAAATAACTATGGTTTACGAGTAGACTCAACTTTTATTGAGATAGAATTTGTTAATCAAAACAACACGGTGATAGGTTCCATGACTGGAGGGTCTATCGTTTGTTGGAGGGTTCAATAATATGCCAAAATATCAACCGACTACAATTGCGTTTCAAGAAAGCGGGTTAGTACGAGACAAACAGGCTTTTGTCCCGCCTACCGATGCCTACGTAGATCTTGATAATGCATACGTTTGGCGTGGTGTTGTAAAGCGTAGATTGGCCCCTGAATTCTTAGCTAGACTTAGGAGATGCCCAACAAGTCAGAGCTTAGGTAATGCCCCGGGATCAGGAACAACATACACAGCAAATATTAAAACACTTCTTTTGTATGGAACCAATTCAAATATAGAGCCCGGTAGCGTTGAAATTACAGTAGGCGGATTGATTACCGTAGAAGACGACGGGGCGGGTGGCTTTACACAGACCGCAGGAACGGCCACACTGGACACGGCCCTTTCATCTATAAATTATTACACTATGGTTTTCACAATTGAATTATCAGCCGGTGCGTTTGGAACAGAGGCGGTAACTATAGATTTGTGTTATTTTCCTACAGAGCCATGTATGGGTATCGCACAAAGAGAACTTAGCGCTATTAACGCTGAAGACACTATTTTCTTTGACACTAGACACGCTTTTATATTCTCAACGAGTTCCTTCACAGAGTTAGGGAGTACTACTCCAACCTCATGGACGGGGGGCGACAGCGATTTCTTTTGGCATACAAATTATTGGTTTGATGGTTCGCAAAATAAACTATTTTGGGTGACTAATGGCTTTATGGGTAGTGATGTAGCAACCACCGACCCAATCAGATATTACAACGGCTCAACATGGAACCCAGTTGCATTTTTACCAAAGCTAAAAAGCGCCGGTACTGACATCATGGTAACGGCTAAGATAATTATACCGTACAGGGGTAGACTAGTAGCGCTTAATACTTATGAAGCGGTTAACTCAACGGGAACAACTGTACCCTTACAGTTTCCTAATAGAGCAAGATTTAGCCAAAACGGAGACCCAACAGATATTGCCGCTAGTCCTTCCGGTGGTTGGGTTGATGATGTGCAAGGTAGAGGTGGTTTTGTAGATGCTCCGACAAATGAAAACATTATTAGTGCGGGATTTATACGAGATGTTCTTGTCGTATTTTTTGAGAAAAGTTCATGGAAATTGCGATATACTGGAAATGAAATCCTCCCCTTTGTTTGGGAGCGCATTAACATTGAGCTTGGAGCTGAATCTAGATTTTCAATCGTGCGCTTTGACGAGGGTATTGTTGCGGTTGGAGACAAGGGGATTATATCTTGCGACGGAAATAATGTTCGACGGATTGATGACCCGATACGTGATGAAGTATTCAAAATACATAATGGTAATAACGGTGTAAAACGAGTCCAGGGAATACGAAACTTTTTTGAACAGGTTGTATATTGGACTTTCCCCTCCGCCTCTGAAAACCCCACCTATCCAAATAGAATTCTGTTGTATAACTATGACAACAACACATGGGCTTTTTTCAACGACCATTTTACAGCACTAGGGAATTTCCAGAGAACTAACGATGTGCGTTGGAGCGATCTAGCGGGTATCACATGGCAAGAATATAAACATCAATGGAATGCAGGAAGGACACAAATTCAATTTCCGTTAATTGCAGGGGGAAACCAGCAAGGCTATGTCTCAATATTAAACAGTTTAGTTAGTAACGAGAAGAGCTTGGTGATCACAGGAATAGCAACCGGAACGCCTCCGGTAGTGACAAGCCCCAATCATAATTTGGAAGATGGCGAGATTATTGAGATTAATGGAATTGTGGGAACGTCTAATATTTTTAATGGGTATAGGTTCCAGGTAAACAACAAAACCGTTAACACATTTGAGCTACAACAAAAGACAAGAACGACTATAACAAGTATCACAAAGGGCGTAACGACTAGCGTAACAAGTGCGGGTAACATACTTCAAGTTGGTGACCTTGTGCAGTTTAGCGCCGTTACTGGAGCAACACAATTTAACAATCGTACGGCGACAGTATTAACAAATGGAAACACATTTACTTGTGATTTGGATAGCTCAAACTTTGTAGGTGTCCCAGCCGCCGGTGAAGCGGAAAACCTAGAGTCCATTTTTGAGGATTCGATTTTAGCCGGCGGATCAACTTATACAGTAGGCGGAGAGATTACAAGAATAACAGGGTTTAGCATACGATCTAAAAAATTTAACATGCTCAATCAAGGACGAAAAAGCCAATTAGGCTATATAGATTTTCTTGTTGATAAAACATCAAGCGGCCAAGTGGATGTGCCAATTTTTGCAGATTACAACAATGACGAGAGAATAAACCCAAAGGGTGGAGATACCTTCTTTAATTGGGGTATAGGTACAACTATTCTCCCTGAAGACGCCTCTATGCAGAATGAAAATAAGGTGTGGCACCGGCTTTATTGTCCCCTTGAAGCTCAGTTTTTCCAGTACGATATAACTCTAAGTGAGGCTCAATTAATCTCAACGGAAATTCATAATAGCGAGTTCTTGCTGAATGCCATTATAGTTTGGCACGAAAAAGGTGGTAGACTTGTGAGGTAGGTTGACTTATGTTATATAACATGTTACTCTATTCGAAACCTAGGAGTAACAAATGGGAAAGTTCCAAGATTTAACAGGAAAAAAATACGGATATTATAAGGTGATAAAGCATTTAGGAAAGACAAAACACAATAAAAACTTATGGGAACTAGAGTGTCAATGTAGCCGTATTATGCACAGTACAACCTATAATATTTTAAGCGGACAAAAACAGAGTTGCGGATGTCACCGTCAAATGAGTGCTAACGATTATTCACAACAAGTCAAAAACGACCTTTTATCTAAAAGAAAAATAAATGGGGAATGTTGGGAATGGACAGGACAAAAAGACTATAAAGGATATGGAAGAAGAGTATTTTATCAAGGAAGAAGGAAACGTAAGGAGGTTGTCTCCAGAATATCATATCAATTATGGAAAGGCGAAATACCAAAAGGGAAATATGTATGTCACACTTGTGATAATCCATCTTGTTTTAATCCAGATCATTTGTGGATAGGATCATTACAAGACAATCACAAAGATATGATGGAAAAGAAAAGATATGCTAAAGGTGAAATGTTGCCACAAACAAAAATAACTGAAAGAGACGTTAAAGAAATAAGAAAAAGAAAAAAATCAGGTGAAAGTTTGAAGAGTATACAAAAAGATTATAACTTACATTATCAAACAATATGGTCAATTAGTGTAGGTAAAACCTGGAGCCATGTTAAATGACGACAAACTCTTCCCCCGATAATTCCATACAGTCTTATATTCCTAATGATTTAATCATCCCGGATGATCCTAAAGAAGCTAATTTGATCCTAACCGATTATTTACGTAGCGTTGTAGACGCTTTGAATGACAAAGACATTGGGCAATACAATACAGTAGAGTTAGTGTCAGGTCAGAAATGGTTTACGCCGGGAGATGCAAATAAAGAACGGTATGTTTATCGAAAAGTTGTAGATTTAGGGGGGTTAAATGATTTCACAATAACTACACCTCAAAACACAGCTCATGGAATTACGATAAATGCAAATACTATTGTCACACGAATTTACGGAACGGCAACAGATCCTAGCACGAAATTCATTCCTTTACCTTATGTAGATATGAGCGGTGGCGGAAACAATATTCAATTGTGCATGGACGGTACAAATGTTATTTTAGAAGGTAACTTTAATTACAGTGGATACACGACCGCTTACGTTGTAGTCGAGTATATCCAGAACTGAGGAAAACACTATGGCTTTCAATATTATGGATTGGCTCTTCGGGCATAGCCCCGAAATGCAACAGGCAAATAAATTCACCAATCAGCAACAAGGTTATCAACAAAACATGCTACAAGGACTTGGTCAGCCGACGGGTTCAGGGCTTGAGTATTTACAACAAATTCTATCAGGCGACGATTCAGCTTTTGCAGATTTCGAAGCGCCTTTTAAGCAACAATTCGATCAAGAAACAGTGCCGGGAATAGCCGAGAGGTTCGCCGGTATGGGAAGCGGTGGCGCTCAAAGCTCCTCAGCCTTCCAACAAACTATGGGCCGGGCAGGAACGGAACTCTCTACACAATTAGCCGGTCTAAGGGCAGGGCTAAAGGGACAGGCCTTACAACAGCTACAAGGGCTTTCGGGTCAGGGTATGCAACAAGGAATAGAAAACGCATACGATCCTGGAAGTTACGGTTTAGTAGGTGGGTTCTTGCAGGGTTCAGGTGAAGGAGCAGGAAAAGCCGCTTCAACTTATTTTTTAGGGGGTTAAAATGGTACAGATTTTACCGAGATTCGATCCGGGCGGGGAAATTGGCCGTTCCGTAGGTAGTGGAGTAGGTCAAGGGGTTGAACAAGCCACAAATAGAAACCTGTTAAAAAGTGGAATTGAAAGCGCAAAAGATCAACTTGCAACCGCTAGAGACAACAAAGAATCCATCAACCCTTTAGATTTCATCTTAGATATGACGGGGAAGCTTTCAAATGTCCCGGGTGGGCTACAAGCACTATCTGAACTTGCCCCGCATATGCTGAAAGAAGTAAATAGACAAAACCTAATGTTAGGGGATGAAAACCAACCTAGCGGAAGACCAGGGGGAAAACCCGATGGACAGCCTAGAACATTACCAGGTGGCGAACCAGGCGGAGATCCGGGCATTAAACCCACTAACATGTACAACGGAGCATCTAACGAGCCGGAAGAGGACGAGTTAATACCCCCTGAAGAAATTTATGATGAAATTTATAAAAAAAATCTACGAAGAACGCAAGATCCAGAAATAGCCGCAAAGTTAACGGGCGATCAACTCAACGCACGAACAGCCGAACAGCAAGCGAGACAACAGCAACAAGTAGCCTCGGAGAATTTTTTAAAAACCAAGTTAGAATCTACGTTTACCGAGCCTCTATCATCACCCTTAGAGAACAAATTATCCGAAGACTATTTCAAGGCAATAAAAACATCAAATCCAAATAAAGCATTTAATAATCTAATGCCAAAGTATAGAGCGGCTCAAGTAGATGAA